AAAATTTAGTATCTTTTATGAAGTTGTTAGTCCAGGTACTTCTTTAATTCAGCAGCAATTTCAAAATACACCAACAAGTTTTTTTAGTAGTTCCTTAAAAGAAATTTATGAGAACAACGAACTTGTGGTTGCTGACATGGAAGATATTGAACATACATCGTACGGTCTACGCAATACATCAAGAGAAACGGGTTGTAAGTCACTTTTCTTAATTTGCTTAAAAACTCCAAGTGGTAAATTTCACGGATCACTTGGTGTTGAATTTGTTAAAGAAGCTCGCTCATTTACCGAAGATGAAATGGAAGAAATTCGTTCAGCAGCATCATACATATCTGGCATACTTGCTACTATTCACAAATCAAAATAATGTGTGGCATCTAAGAATATTAATACTAATGATTGCTGGTGCGGTTAACCTAAATCACAAATCAGAATGTATGATGTTCTTTTAGTTAATTACAACCGTTTGATTAAAATATAGGTTAATGTTTGTACTGAAACCCTGTTAATTATAGCTCTTAATCTAAAGATTACTAATCTTGGAATGAGGTTCTGCATTAAGTCTTTCTTAGACTTTTAAGATTCATGTAACTACTTAAATTGAAGTCTACTTTCCTTCTTTGAGTATTAGTTTTATTCACAGTTTGAATATAGTTCTTAAAATCGTAAATATTTTTTTCAAAAAGAACTAGAGTACTTACCGTGAATATAACAATTAAATACTATTATACATGGCAAACACAGACAACAAATGTTCTCAACTAGAAATTAAAGATTTACACTCCCAATTAATGGAAGCACCTAATGATATTGCAAATGATACTTTAGGTGATATTCTAAACTTACAAGCAGAAACACAAAAGACAGTTTATGGTTATGACTTTGAGAATATGTCTCTCCGTCAAATTATGGACTAATCGTTAACCATAGTATGATTAATCAAATTGATATATAAAATAAAACTATGAAAAGCTATTTTTATATCATAACAAACATTATTAACAATAAGACTTATTATGGTTCTGGGTCAAAGAAAAACTATTTTGGCTCAGGTGTTGCTTTACATAATGCTATTATAAAGCACGGTAAAGAAAATTTCACAATGACCATATTAAAAGAGTTTACCACGCGTGAAGACGCGTTTATGTTTGAGGATAGATTTCTTAAACTTTATAAAGTAAGTTCATTACATAATACATATAATATTAAAGATTCAGCTGAAGGCGGTGATACTATAACACATAATCCTAATAAAGAATTAATAAAGAAAAAAATGTCAGATTCAGCAATAGAAACAAACTATATAAGAGGTAAAACATATGAAGAGATTCATGGTATTGAAAAAACCAAAATAATAAAAGCAAAATTAAAGTATTCACATATTGGAATAAAACAAACGGACGAAACTAAGAATAAAAGAAAAATCTCATTAAAAGAAAGATGGTCTGATGCCAATACTAAAGAAACCTGGTTAATTAATAATGTTTTTATTAATAACAACCCGTCAAAGACTGACGCTAGAAAAAAACAAATGTCTATTGATAGAATGGGTGAAAATAATCCTGCTGCTAAAAAAATTGAAATTAACGGTAAGATTTACGGAAGTATTATTGAAGCGTCACGAGAATTGAAAATTAGTAGGTCTACTATACAAAGAAAATTAAAAACAAACACAGAATATAAATTAATAAACAACTAAAAAACAACTAAAAATGGCAAACACAGACAATTCATGCGCAAGTTTACAAATACCTGATTTGTATTCAGAAAGCACAGATACTTTAGGCGATATCTTAAATTTACAAGCCGAAACTCAAAAGACAGTTTATAATTATGATTTTACCAACATGTCACTGCGTGATGTATGTAATTTTTGGCTTATGAATAATCATGCATTAATTGATGAAATGAATGAGGCAACCGACGCTCTTGGCGGTATCTCTAACGGTGGCTCAGCAATTTGGAAACGTTGGAAAAAAGACTATTCGAAATACGCAGAGATGAAATTCTCTGATCTATCTGAAGATGATCAACTTGAATGTAAATTTGAGATTATTGACATGCTTCATTTCTTTATGAACTATGCCGCTTCTATTGGTATGACTCCTCAGGAAATGTATAATATGTATATGTCCAAGAATGAGGAAAATCGCGCTCGACAGAAAAATGGTTACTAATCTGTTAAAATCTAAGTTATCCCTTTGTATATAAATTAAAATCATAAAATAAATGATTGACATAGAACAGTATGATGGCTCATTAAAAATATCTTATTTTAATGAAGCTGGTGAAGTTGCAATAGATAAAATCGATATTCCGTCAGATCAAATGTTTGAGTGGGAATACGTCCAACCTGGAGAAAAAGCCCACCCAGGTGTTCTATCGTGGGATGGTAAACCTGTTAAGAAAAAACGAGCAAGGTATTTAAGTAAATGGAGAATTGAGGAATTTCTTCTTGGTTTGGATTCAAGCATTACTGATAAGTTTACCGCACATAATCCAAAGAAATGGTTTCTTGATATTGAAACCTATGTAGGTGATGAGTGGCCTAAAGCTGAAACGGCAAAAACACCAGTAACAGCAATTACTTTCTGTAATGGAAACAAGATTGTAACATTGGGTGTTAATCCTTTAACTGCAAAACAGATTCTTAACATTAAGAAAAGAATCCAAGAGCACTTTAAAGATTACTTCACAAAAGAAATTGAGTATAACTATTTAAAGTTTGAAACTGAATATGATATGTTGGTTTCTTTCTTCTATAAAGCTATTCAAAAGATGCCTCTAATTACGGGCTGGAATGTTATTGGTTATGACTGGGTTTACTTAATTAATCGATGTAAAAGATTAAACATTGATCCGTCTCCATGTTCACCTTCGCATAAACTTGTAGGTGATCAACAATTACCGCTGCACCGTTTGGTAGTCGATTATTTGGATATCTACAAGAAATGGGATAGAGTAATTGATGTAAAAGAAAACAATACATTGGACTTTGTGGCAAAAGCTGCATTGGGTATTCAGAAAGTAAAGTATAGCGGTACCTTAAAGGAATTATATGAAAATGATTTTGAATCTTATATCTTCTATAATGCGGTTGATACCAAACTTGTAGAATTAATTGACGAAAAGTTAAACACATTATCAACATTTTTAACATTAGGAAACATTACACGAGTTGAGGCAAACCGCGCATATTCACCAATTTGGATGGCGGAAGCGGCAATGACTCGAGAAAACTATAACCGAGGTCGAGTATTTCCAAGAACCGAAAGAATTACAAAGAAACGCGAGGCTTATGAAGGTGCATTCGTTGTGGATCCAAAAACAGGGTTATATGAATGGGTAGCTTCATTTGACTTTGCTTCGCTATATCCTTCTATCATGAGGCAATGGAATATCTCTCCAGAATCTTATGTTAAGAATGTAATTCCTGGTGAAGAATATGATGCTGAAAAATATACAAAAACTTCTTCAGGCGCTCTTTTTAGAAAAGATGAAGATTCAGTTTTCCGTACAATTCTTGCAGATTATTACGGAAAAAGAAAGGTTTCTAAAAGAGCATACATGGAAATTGAAGAAGAGATTGAACAGCTTAAGAAATATATAAAATAAAAATCTAAGAAAGACATTATGAGTAAACTGTTTACAGAACGAGTGCCTTATAAGCCATTTGAATACCCAATGTATTACACAGAAGGTTGGCTCCCAATTATGCAGGCACATTGGTTGCATACTGAAATTTCAATGCAAGGAGACATAAAAGATTGGAATGAACATTTATCACCATCTGAAAAGAATCTGGTGGGAAACATCTTATTAGGTTTTGCTCAAACGGAATGCGCAGTATCTGACTACTGGACTAATATGGTTACCAAATGGTTTCCAAAACATGAGATTCAGCAAATGGCTATGGCATTTGGCGCAAACGAAACTGTACATGCTGTTGCGTATTCGTACCTTAATGAAACTCTTGGATTAGAAGATTTTACTGCATTCTTACATGAACCGGCAACAAAAGAAAAGTTTGAATTACTTACTTACACTACTGCAGATTGGACACCTGAAGATTTACAAAAAAATGCTCAAGCAAGAATTGAAGTTGGGCGATCTTTAGCAATCTTTTCAGCTTTCTCTGAAGGAGTTTCTCTCTACTCGTCTTTTGCAGTTTTGTATAGTTTTCAAATGAGAAACTTGTTAAAAGGAATTGGCCAGCAAATGAAATGGTCAGTAAGAGATGAGTCTCTTCACTCTAAAATGGGTTGCCAATTATTCCGTCATATGTGTGAAGAGTACCCAGAGCTACTTGAACAATGTACTGATTCAATAGTTGAAGCAGCTGAGCTAATTGTAAAATTAGAAAGTAACTTTATTGATAAAATGTTTGAAATGGGTGATCTTGAAAACTTAAAAGCGTCTGATCTTAAAGAATTTGTTAAACAACGAGCAAATGAAAAACTTGCCGAGCTTGGTTATAATGCAATGCCAGGTGGAGACAAGTATTTTGAATACAACAAAAAGAAAGCAGGAAACCTTGATTGGTTCTACCACCTAACTGGTGGAACTACCCACACTGACTTCTTTGCAATAAGACCAACTGATTACAGTAAAGCAAATGAAGGTGAAGATTGGAATGACGGACTTTGGTAAAAAATAACATGTAAATAAAAATAATGGCTAAAAGTATAGTAGACGAAATTGCTGATGGACTAGGATGGGAAATTGGTGTTGATTATCCAGTGTGGGGACACACTGAAATTTATTTAAAAACCATATCTAAGGGGTATTTATTACCTGGTGAAAAGCCAAAAGATGCTTACTGGAGAGTATCTACTAAAATTGCACAAAGATTAGGTAAACCGCAGATGGCATCAAAGTTTTTTGATTACATCTATAAAGGTTGGCTGTGTTTAGCAACTCCAGTGCTCTCAAACACAGGAACTGACAGAGGTTTGCCAATCTCATGTTTCGGTATTGATGTAGGTGATAGCATCTATGAAATTGGTTCTAAGAATTTGGAACTTATGTTGTTGGCTAAACATGGGGGTGGAGTAGGAATTGGTATTAATCAAATCCGTCCTGCTGGTGCAAAGATTACAGGTAATGGCACATCCGACGGGGTAGTTCCATTTTGTAAAATATACGATTCTACAATTCTTGCAACTAACCAAGGATCTGTTCGTAGAGGCGCTGCTTCTGTAAACATGAACATTGAGCATAAAGATTTTGAAGATTGGTTAGAAATCAGAGAACCTAAAGGTGATGTTAACAGGCAATCGCTTAACCTACACCAATGTGCTATCATTGGTAACAAGTTCATGAGAAAACTTCAAGACGGCGATCCTGAAGCTCGCAGAAAATGGGGTAAACTGTTACAAAAGCGTAAAGCAACTGGTGAGCCTTATATTATGTATAAAGGAAATGTAAATAATCAAAATCCTGAGGCATACAAAAAGAACGGGTTAAAAGTTTATATGACTAACATCTGCTCTGAAATTGTACTCCATACAGATGAATCGCACTCATTCGTTTGCTGTTTAAGTTCTCTTAACCTTGCAAAATATGATGAGTGGCGAGACACTGATTTAATATACACTGCTACTGTTTTTCTAGACGGAGTACTTGATGAATTTATTCAAAGAGCAAAAGGACTTAGAGGATTTGAAAACTCTGTTCGTTCTGCAGAAAAAGGAAGAGCACTTGGATTAGGTGTTCTTGGTTGGCATACATACCTACAACAAAAAGGTATTCCGTTTGAAGGTTTACAAGCTCAATTTGAAACTCGTAAGATATTCTCACAAATGAAGATTGAGTCTGAACGAGCTAGTAGAGATTTAGCAAGTGAGTTTGGCGAACCACTTTGGTGCCGTGATACTGGGTTTAGAAATACTCACTTAAGAGCAGTTGCTCCAACGGTATCAAATTCTAAATTAAGTGGTAACGTTTCTTCCGGTATTGAACCTTGGGCTGCTAATGTATTTACTGAGCAAACTTCTAAAGGAACCTTTATTCGTAAGAATACTGAATTGGAAAAAGTATTAAGAAAAGTTGGTAAAAACAACAAAGAAGTGTGGGATCAAATTTTAGCAGATGGAGGTTCTGTTCAAGGTCTTGTTTTTCTTGATGAATGGTGTTTCCTAGATGGTAAACTTGTTGAATGCTCAACAATTACAGACGATATACAAAAACAAAAATGTAACGCTGTAAAAGATGTATTTCGTACATTTAAAGAAATTAACCAGCTTGACTTGGTTAAACAAGCAGGTGTTCGTCAGCAATACATTGATCAATCAGTTTCTTTAAACCTTGCGTTTCCTTCATCTGCTGAGCCTCGATGGGTTAATGCAGTTCACATGGAAGCTTGGAAACAAGGTGTTAAAACGTTATATTACACTAGAACCGAATCCGTTTTACGCGGTGACATTGCAGCTCGTGCAACGGATCCTGACTGCGTAAGCTGTGAAGGTTGATAAAGATAAAATATATGGCAATTAAGATAACTGCGGATGGAATTGTAAGAACGGTAAAACCAGCTCTTCAACAGTTTAGTCTTAACGAACTAAATGATCATGTTGATGGCTGGATTGAGCCACTTAAGATTGGACCAATTTGGATAATGTACAGAGAAGAGGCAAAAGAAAATGGAGAGCCGCTAAATCAGATTGCATCACTTTTCTTTGATGTTGCTATGCACGGAACTGTTATTGTAGTCCCTCCACAGCAAATGCCACCTGAGTGGGAATTAATGGAAAATGCTGATTATCGTTATTCTTCTGATCAGGTAGACTCTGGGTTCTTATCCGCATTACATCAAGCACTTGTCCTTAATAGATTTATTGATAAACCTACCGCTGAAGAGATTAATGATTTTATGAAAGAAGAATGGCAATATCAACCATCTGAAAACATAGAAGATGAAGATAAAGATTTTTTTAGAAAAATTTACAATATAATAATTGAACAAAATTTAAAGAAAGATGATACTGTTCTTTTTGAAGATGATAGCATTATAGTAAAAACTACAAGTAATGATGACCGCGTTAAAACAATACAGCAAATGATTGATTACTTTGTAGAAGAAGAGGAATATGAAAAATGT